CTTTGCAGAATTAATCTGTTTACCAATGTCTGATGTGGGGTCTACTGCATACACGATTGTGTTAGGTTGAAATGTGATGAATGACTTACCATCAATTTTCTCGTTACCTTTATCTTCTGACGTAAACATCAAGTCGCCTTGAAGAACTCCTGTAATACCCAACTTAGAAAACTCTTCCAGTGCAATCTTGAACTTGGTGTTCAATGCACCAGACAATCCATCTTCATCAATCTCTGCGGCAGTCTTGTATAACTTAGGTGTTGCATTAAATACAGACTTCTTTGCAACAAAGAACTTACCATCTTCTGGGTCAACACCAGCAAAGATTGCAGGCGCACCATCCCATTTGACAGTCATGTTTACAGATGAACGTGCCTCACCAGCAAGCATATCTCTCAGAGAACGAACAAAGTTGATTGCAGCCCTACCACCAGTGATACCAAAGTTGAGAATTTCATCTTCGATATGTTCTAGGTGTAGGTTCTTGCCACCTTTGTCTTCTGTTAGATATGAATTAAAGTTTATCATTATAGTGTTCCACTATATTGCATTTTGAGTTGAAGGTATTGTCCTAATCTTCCTTGACCAGATGTGCCCTTTTCTGGACGAACTCCAGAATCAGACCTTATGGTCATCTTCAATGTTTTCTTATCTTTAGGAGTGTGTATATCAATTAAATACTCTTGTACAGAATTGTTATTCAGATATGCATGAAAGTTAGTTGTAAAAGGAATCATATCAACAATATCGTCACCCTTTTCTTCAGCAGTAGTTCCCACTGCTTTTACCATAACCAAAGGTACTTCATCATTCTTGCGTTGAAGATTAAAGGTTTCTTTAACCCAAGAAATAAATGATTTATTATCTAATTTATTTAATTCTTTGCAAAACTCTTCCCTAGCAACAACTAACATTTCTTTATATAAATCGTCAGCAGCTGAGGTTGCATTGACGTAATGGTCTACATATAAACGAGTAACTTCTTTATTCTTAATAAAGTTATTCTTATCTGCAACATCATTGATGCCAGGAATTTTAGAATAAACTCTAGTCCACAACTCACTCTGCAATTTATCTGTAGAAAGTCCGAGCGCTTTATACTGAGTACCAACATATGTATTCTTTAGTGGTTCTTTGGATTTCCTTGTACCAGCTTTGAGACTAACACCAATCTTTGTGCCATCCTTGAAAAATACAAAAATATCTCCAGCATGATTTTTAGGAATGCCTCTAGGTTTTGCACGATATCCCCAAACCACAGTTTGGATTGGTTTCGTTGCATTCAAATTATAAAGATAGTTGGTTATACCAATGGCATTTTCCATTTTATCTTTAAGAAATCTTTCTTCCATTGTCGGAAGTTTTTCAATAACAAGTTTCGCCGCATCAGCATCTTTTCTGTCAAAAGATGATTTTGCAGTACTGAGATTCAATTTGTAAAGGAATTGTTTGAAATCTTCTACTGTAGAAGGTCTGAAGTTTTTATTAAATGCCAAACATGGAAATAGCTCAGTAACAGATGCATTTAGAGTTGTATCTACTCTTTCATGCAAAATATACAATTCTTGGATTCTATCTACATGATTAACTTCTGCGATAGATACAGGATTAAGCTGTTGAAATGCTCTCTTTGAGACTGACATTTATCAATTTCTCCATTAATACAATTATTACTATTCTATTTATAATAACAGATTATTCGGAAATGTCAACACTTCTATCATTACCCTTCATAAAAGGGGGTAATTTATCTTCGCCAAAAGGTTTTACATGATTTATTTGTTCTGATAACTGTTCAGCTTCTTCTTTTGTCTTTAATGTTCTGACAATATCGTTTGATGGGAATTCAACAACATCCCACCACATACCATTGCTCTGTACAAAGTAACTAACTTTTTTGTTATACTTTGATGTCCGTGAATTTCTCATAGTCTTTATTCTTTCCAAGACTACTTCCGAAAGTCGTTTTGTCAAATGCTGGAGTATCATCTTCCTGTCCACTGTCCACGATGTCATTTTGGGCTTCCTGTTCACAATCATATAGTTTCATTTTCGCTCTGTCGATACCAACCACAAATCTCTTGTTTGTGCCTGGGTCATTATATCTGTTCTTCAATTGTTTCACCATTATCTGGTTTAACGATTCTAGTTCCTCTGTCGAGATGAGGGCAAACATGAGGTCAGCCGTAGCAGGCAGACCAAAACTTTCTGATGTATCTTCCAAACCAACATCAGAATTGGCGAACCCGCCTCTAGTCGTTTGTGTTGCCGACATAATTGGAACATTATTTTCAACTGCAAGACCCCTAAGTTCTTCTGCAATTGACTTGATGTAAAAGTACGAACCGACATTTGCATTCCCCTTGAATCTTGATGATGAACATATATTTAGATAATCTATAAAAATAATATCTGGTCTAAATGATTTCTTTAGTGACAGTTCCTTTAGCAATGCACGAAAGTGTCCTGTGTGTGCAGACGCCGTTGGATACTCCTTGATAATTAACTTTCCATTAGTCTTTGTTTGTATCTTGGATAGACGGTCAGTAAACATCTTTTTGGGCAACTCATGTAAGTCATCCATAGTGATGTTCATTAGGTTTGCGTCAATACGTTCTGCAATCCTTTCTTCTGCCATCTCCATAGTTATGTATAGAACATTCTTACCTTGCATCAAAGTAGATGCGGCCATGTGACACATGAATAGGGATTTACCTACACCTGTACCAGCAAGGGCGATGTTCAAAGTCTTTTGGGGTATTCCACCCTTTGTGATTCGATTGAAATAATCTAAATCAAATTCTAGTTTCTCTTCTTTCTTATGATAGAACTCAAAACGGTTTTCACCTTCTTCAATGTAGTCGTGTCCAACATTATTGTCAAACCCAACTGCAAGTGCTTCTGATAAGATAGAAGGTATTGCTTCGGCGGTATGTTCCTTATCCTTACCTTCAATAATTTGAATACCGTTTAATATTGCATTGTGGACTGCTCTGTCTTTACACCACTTCTCTGTGGTATCTTCTAACCACTGCATATCCACATCAGCATTAGATAGTGTCTCTACAATATCAACAACAGACTTGAAGTCTTCATCACTCAAGTCCTTACGGTTGTCTAGTTCAATTGATAGAGTTTCGCTTGTAGGTTGACTATTATACTTCTCTACAAACTTGACGATTTCTTCAAATACAATTCTTTCACGCCGGTCTGCATAGTAATCCCCACGAATAAATGGGATTACTTTTCTTGCATAGGGCTCATTATATACTAAGTTACTAAGTGTAGTTCGTTCAATCGTCTGAGTTGACATACTGTAGTTTATCCTCTTTCATTTGGTCTTCTAAAATATGAACAAGAATGTCACCCATGAGATTCTTGAATTCCAAATTTGTTTCTAATTCTTCTTTGTTTATATCTGGCGATAATAACACATCAAAGTCGAATTGTAAAGAGCATTCTTCAGAATCTTTTTGCTCTTCCATAGAGACACGACCATACTTGTATATAACACCATCAAAGTCAGTTACACCAGTTAGTTTGATAGCAGTCCATTCTTTGGACTTATCTGTACATAACTCATAACTTCTTGAGATATCAATCTTGTTCAACGACATCTTCTACTTCCTCAATTTCTACTGGACGTTGACCATACTTGAATTCTTTACTAGCAACCGCATCTAACTGTTCCATAATCTCTGGAGTAAAGAACTTTTCTGGTTGATTGTTGATAGTCTTACCAAATGTCTTTGTACCATCAGGCAACTCAATACGAGTAGAAACAGATTTGAAGATATCATACTTCAGTGCAAGTTCCAATAGACCATAGTATCTATCAAGTCCACGTTCATACATTAGTCGTACATCAACCATCTTGTTCTCAATAGTCAAACGTGACTTAGCATTCTTACAGTGAACTATGCTACCGACAACTTCTGTACCATCCTTTTCTTTCTTCTTTGAAAGATAGACAATAGATGAAGCGGCATACTTCAGTCCAGAACCACCACCCATTTCTTTGGTAGGGAACATAGAACC